GAGGCCCGGTACCGCCTCCTCTTCGACCTAGCTTGGGATAATCACGGATTGACGTTGCAGTTGAACGACATTCCGGATTCAATCCTTCAGCTTATCCTGCAGTGGCGCAACGAGAAGGTTGAGGCGGAGAACTCAGCGCGCTAAGCCATTCCTAGGAAGTGAGTAGCAGCTCTGCGAAGCCAGTCCTTGAACTCAAGCACTGACATTTTACGTTTGGCGTAGTTGCAATGCTTACAGCACGAGACGCAGTTACTGTGTACGTAGCCTAGTCTTGAGTCAACACGGTCTATACCGTTTCTAATGTAAGTAGCCTTTTTAGTTCTGGTCGCTTGATCTGGTGCCGCACCACAGTAGTGGCAGTTTGTCTTGGATATTATATCAAACTCTTCTGCGGTTAGGTCTATAACTATTCCCCTGTAAGATGCACAACTTTTAAGATGAGATAACGCAGCGTGCATTGCTACAGTAACCGGAGGTAAAGTGTAGCGCTTTACACGGCCATCGGTACGCTTTTTAATCCCTATACATCCGCAACTAGCTGTATGCCCTCTTGCTGCGCTTGACGCGCGAACGGACGTAGTTTTACCGCACGCGCACTTGCAAACTATACGGCGCTCAGTCACGGATCCGTTTCTAGTTTTAGTCTGCCTCGGCGCTATATCGTAACCTTTAACTGTCAAACTTCCGAACACTGTGTCTATTGGGTATTTCTCCTTAAATTTTTTGTCAAAATGGCTACTAACCAAACACCCGCAACTTTTGGTTTTATTTGCTGGCAGCTGGCCCGGACGAAGTCTTATCCTGCCTCCGCAATCGCACTTCAGCAGTAGCATCCAAAAATGTGGCTCGCGTTCGTACTTTTCATAGCCTTCAACGCTCAAGTTTCCTGTTCTGTATCCTATAGGATAGCTGTTTTTAATTTGATCAATTCGTCTCATAACGTAACATAACTACACATGCCAATTTTAATTGTCGATGGTTCAGCACTGTGGGCTAGGTCTTACTATGCCGCGATGAGCGACAGCGGTAAGGTCAATGACGCTGTCCGCTTGGCAGTAAACAGCATCCTGCTCCTGCTAGATCCGGAGACTAACAAGATCGGCGCACCGATCGACCGCACCTTGTTCGCATGGGACGGCCAACAGAACAAGGCCAAAGGCCGGGATGAGAAACCGGCGATCTACCATGAAGCCAAGGACGTCCTGAAAGATGTGCTCTCCTACTTGATCGGTACGGAACACGTTGAAAGCGATACCGTTGAAGCCGACGATCTAGTGGCTACTGCCGTAGCGCAGACCGATGCCGATGACATCATCTACGTCGTATCTTCGGATAAGGATCTCATGCAGCTGGTCGGTGGAAACTGTCATTACTACTCGCTCGCGGAAAAGGCGGTGCTGATGCCTTCATTCATCACGCATAAATTTCACGGCATCAAGCATCCACAGCAGATCGCCATCGAACTGGCCATCGTCGGCGATCCCGTGGATAACATCCCCGGCGTTCAAGGGTACGGTAAAAAGAAATGCAAGAAGCTGTTTGAAGCCGTCAAGCCGAGCATGGATTTCGAGGCCGCGCTGGATACTATCGTGCGTCAGCTGCCGCCGCAACAAGAAGAGGAATTCAATGCGTCTTTTGAGCGCACCCTGCTCAAGCGCAACATCCCGGGCGTGCCTGCCCCGGCACCGTTGAAGCTACAGACTCCGGCGGAGATTAAAATCTTGGACATGCCCTTGATCGAGCATTACTACCGAAACGTTTGGAATGCCTACCGTTAGAGGTTGATCAACGGAAGCGGCCCGCCGGAAGCTCGGTTCGTATATCGTCCGATGTTGAACTCAAGCAGCGCACCGCCAGAGGCGAAGCCAACCAACTGAACCTGCGGATACGTCGACCTCAGCACCAAGGTCTTGACCTCGTTGGCCGACAATGTGTTGTTGTAATCCGTACCGAGAACATCCATGTCCACCCACGCCGATCCGTTGAACTGCTGGAACGTGTAGTTCATGGTGTTGACGCCGGAATTTTTCATGATCACGGTGGCATTGACCGGCCCTTGCTGGATCATGGAGAAAAGCACGCTGGAGGTTTCACCGACGGTTTGATTGTCCCAGATATTGGTTTGCATAATGGTATTTTTAGAAGCGAATGCGCCAGCTCAATGTCGGCGAAAAATCGCTCGTCTTATTTATAGATACAGCGCGCACTTTGCGGGCCACCAGTGCGCCACCCCCGCTGAACAGACCCATCTCACTGATCATGTACCCGTTGGCATCGTTGACACCCAAAGTGAAGGATGCCCGTAGCACGAAGGGCGAGATAAAATCAATCGCGTCGATCGGAGCCGTGGTCAGGCTGTTGCTGAGCGTGATAGGAGCTTGCAGCGCCACATCGGTCACCTTGGCGGGTAACAGCCCGGTACCGACACCAAAGCTTTGAAGCGTGTAGTCGGAGATCGGGCTGCGGAATCCGAGCGCATAGATGGCAATCTGCCTGCCTTGATCCACGAAGAGATTCTTGCCGATCGGCACCTCATGTCGGTCAAGTCCCCAGCCGCGTGGCTGTCGCCCCTCCGGGGCCGTGATCCAGCCGTAGTCCACCGCCTGCTGTGTCGACAGCTTGGTGCCGTCAGCCAGCGTTATACCGGAGATGGTGATGAGACCTTCGGCGCGCATTGTATTAAGCATTTTCCGGGACGTCAGCTACTCCCAAACCGTCCTCTTCAGGCTCCCCGTCCACGATCTTACGGAACAGGTCAAAGTCATCACGGGGAACACCCGGAAGAGCGCGGGGAAGGGCCTCGGCGACGCGCCGGTTGCGCTTAGCTCGGTGTTCACTGATCCGGCGGATAACCTGCCGGGAAATTGACTCAACGCGCGGCGTGAACTCGCCCGCACATGACGGACAGTAGCCAACCTTGACGTCGGCATCGTGTCTGACCTCAGCCCGGTCGCAATTGCAGATCGGACAGCAGCAACAGGATCCATCCTGTAGGTCAAAGCTTTCGACTGGCGGCCCTTCCAGCGGTATCTCAGGTGCCGCCGGGAGCGCTTCCATGATTGCTCGGCTGTAGGGATCGTTTCTCACGGTAGAACCGGATTAACCACGAGGTTGTCTGCCCATGAGATCGGAGCCGGGTAATACCGGTCGATCTGGAGGGTGAACATGATGTTCACGAAACCGCTTTGCGTCATGTCCGCGTCCGTGTACTTCAGACCTTTGATGATGCAACCATCGAGCTGGTAAACTAGACCGTCGTCCATGGTGTTCGCGCTCGGCACACCGTTGCCGCCGAGGTCATTGACCTGATTGCGCATATTCGGCACGATCCAGATCATCTGGCCGGTGCCTTTGCACTGCGTGGTCAGACCGACGCCGCCAGTTTCCGGGTTGGCGCAGAGGTAGTTCCAGTTTTCAAGCAGCGTAGCGACCTGTGTCGAGAACGCGTACCGGATCGGGATTTCAATCGCACCTGTCGGGGCGTCCTTGCCGATCAAGAAGTTGGTCTGCTGCATGTATTTGACCTCGATCATCTCGCGCTCCCGGTTCGGGAACGGAAACTTTTCAAGGAGAAATTCAACATTGTCAGACCACGAGTTGACACTGGCTCGCAGGGCGGCAGGCGGCGCGATCTGCACGCGCCATAAATCGCTGCGCTGAAGGTCGATGCCGTTGGCCGACGCCGCAGCGCCGAACGTATTGTTGAATGTCATTTTAGGCATAATTATTGAACACTGTTAAGGATTGCACCACTTTCAAGGACGGTGGCGTTGATGTAAATGGTTTCCGCCACATCGGTCGGGATCAAGGACAAGTCCACGATCACTTGGCGCGCATTGCGCGTTTTCGACGTGTTGTTGGTGCTGTCCATGACCAGCTCGTACTGCTCCAGTCCGCGCTCATTGACGATGCGGTTCAGGAAGTCAGTGAAGGCCAGATCCAACTGGCTCAGGAGCTGGGCGTCGTTCGGATCGAACACGAACTTCTTGGCGATGTCCGCCATGCCGTTGACGATCCAATTCACCAGAATCACTGAGTGCAGGGCCGTCAGCTTGCTCTCGGCGCGTTGCATCGTGCGTTCGCCGAAGATGTAATACGAATTCTGCATGTTCAGAATCGGATTTACGCTGTTGCCGTTGCCATACATGGCCTGTTTGACGTCATCCGAGACGTAGTTGAACTGCAGGCTTTCAGCGTCGTCCAGATAACCACGCGTGAGTCCGGCGATCGCTGACCACGGATACTCCGTGTTGAACACTTTGGCAGCGCAGCGCAGGAAGCCGATCGACGGCGGAACCAGCTTGGTTTCGCCGAACCGGTTGGTGCGCGTGTACCAGTTCCAGTAACAGACCAAGCTCTTGTTGTCCACCCGGTAGCCGCTTTGAGTCGGTAGCACGCCGTTGTGCCAGTCGATGGCTTGGCGGCCCGTTAGACCGGCGGGAATGTCCGCCGTGCTGAACGCGTTGATCTTGGCAGCCGTCCGGGCCATCTGCTCCATGACTCCGGTTGAGATGCCGTCCTGAGGAGCCGCGATGCAGGTTACCCGGGCCAGATCGGTCTGCTCGAAGGCCTGAATACCGCTCAAGGTGTCGGTGGCCGGATCCAAATCACCGATCCAGTCGGCGTCGCTCGGATTTTCACCGTTAAACCCGTTGGTGAACTGACCACCAGTATCGGTGGCGTTGCCGATCGTGACCGCCAACACACCGGCATTGATCGCGCCCGCAGGCATCGGAAGCGGAAGACCGGCGGTAGGATCCTTGACGTAAAACCGGGAATCCCAAGGCTTGACCGAGTTTGCCGCAGTCGGCGCAGCCGAGGCCGTGCCGGTGTAATTCTGGTCGACATACACGTAGCCGCTCTTGCCCTGCGCCAAGACTTTCGTCCAGAAGTTAGAGCTGCTCGGCGTATCGGAGATATTGTCCCACGTTTCCACTAGCGCCGAATTCCAGTAGACTTCGAGCTTCTTGCTGCCCGCATTCGAGCCGGGCCGGATCTTGACATACAGGCCTTGGCTGCTGTCGGCACCGTTAGCCCACGTGCCTTCGGAGGCCGCGTAAAGCGTCAGGAACGGAATTTTGCCGGTAGCCTTGTAAAGCACCGCACTGGTGTAGGTGGCTTGCAGCGGCAGGGCTTGGTAGCCGAGCTGCGGAATGTCGGTCTTCTCCAAGAAGACGGTGCCAGAGCTGTCCACATTGGACATAACGCTCTTGACTCTGACCTCATGGGTCGTAGCCAGATTCGGCTGAACAATCTTGAACACGCCGCCGACCGGAATGGCCGCCGCGTTGGCCGAGCAGTAGAATTGAAAATCATTCTTGTTGCCGGAGATGGAACCAACCGCTGTATAAACGGCATCGGTGATTTGAGTGCTGTTGGTGCCGTAGGTGTAAGCGTTGAGCACAGCGGAGGCAGAATTCGCAGCGTTGGCCGCTGCGCTGTAGCCGATGGTAGCCGCCGTGTAATGATCCTGCAAGAGCACGCCGGTGTTGCTCAAGGCAATCGTGCCGTTTCCGGCGGAGGTGACCTGCGCGTTGACCGTGGAATCAAAACCTTCCTGAACGACGCGGATGAACAGGTTTCCGTTGTTCGACGCCAACAGCGAGGCAATGCGGGAAGCGTTGCTCGGGCTGTAGAGAATTCCGGTGTTGGTGCCGGAATAGGCGTCCGACGGTTCGAGATTGGTGTATTTGTTACCGACGCGGACAACGAAGATGCCGTCAGTATTGTCGGCCAAGGCGTCCACAGCGTCAGCCAAGAAATAACCCGCACCGTCCGGCGTGATGATGCCGTTACTGTCCTGCGTGTAGGTCGACGTCAGCGGATTACCGAACTTGTTGACGTAGTCCTTGAGCGAGACGACCGGTGTCGGAACGTCGAACGGCCCTTTGGTGGCCACGCCGATCAGGCCGGGCTTGAAAAGGCTCGTAGCCGGGGTGACGAATGACTTGTCCGCAATGGACGTATAAACGCCGGGAAATGTTTTGATCGTTGTCATAATCTTTTTACGCTGCTTTAACTACACATTGTATTCTGCAGGAACCTGCCTGCGGTTTTAGTGCGCTTAATGTCGTCGTATACAGTTTGCCACAGGTGTTTTACTAACTACCGGTACCAACGCCGGGCGGTGGCATGTCCGTGGTTTTCTCGCGGTATCCGACAATCGGATTTTCTGGCTCCGTCCGTAAATCAGTATTGAACACCGCGCTCACCTCGTCCGGTGAAGGCGTTCCGCCGCCGACGATAATCTTCCAGAGCGCCGGGTAGACTTCGTAATTCAAGTCGATGTCGTAGCCCTCCAATACGACCGTGAAGGATGTGCGGAACTCGACGTTCTTTCCTTCCTCCGGTTCCTCCGGGGTCAGGTTCTCGATGTCGCCGTCAACGTAGAGTCGAACCAGCTTGGTGCCGAAGCCGGGATAGTTGACCTTGATCCATGTTTGCATCTGACTGCCGCCGGTGCGCCAGAACTCGCGGAACACTTGGGATATGAAAAAGGCCTGTGTATCCGGGCGGTTGCAGAAGTGATCCAACTGAAATCGGTAATCGAACGCCATCGGAAATCGGCTCGTGGTCACGTTGCCGAGATCACCGGTGGTCACGTTGGTGCCGGTGCTGGCGACGCCGTATACATTAGTGCCAGCGCTGCTGACGGTCGGCCAGTTGATGTGCCGCATCCGGTGGATGGAGAAATTTTGGTACGGACGCAGCTTCCAGCCTTTTCTGTATACACTCATCACCGGATAGCGAACCGGCTGCGGGTAGGGCTGGTACAGCGGGTTGCCTTGATCATCCTTCACGTTCAACAGATACTGAAACGGATTGTTCTGCTCGGCCCAGAGCTTGTTGAACAGCGAGAAGGCGTCCATTGGACTGCTGAATACGATTGGCAGAGGATAACCGGATCTGAGTATGAAAATGCGGTTCAGCCAGCTCTGTAACGCCAGCTCATGGTACCGCATCGACGTTGACGCGACTGCGCCCGTCGGAACGTTTATCGTATTGCCTGCATAATTGTCAGCCACGCTTTAACTACGGACGCTTAAAATAAACGAGCACGGCTGATGAACAACCGTGCTCGCTCGGACAAAACTGGCGCTGCCGGTATTAAACCGGGATCAGCAAGGATACTTGGGTGAATACCTCGGTACCATTTTCAAGGGCAACCGAGGCGAATCCGGGATTGGAGTCGCTGATCGATTTCACCTTGCCCTTGGCACCAGAGTAACCGGAGATGACGTCGTCGATGACCGCGACGGTCTGGCCGGTGCTGATGTCCTCACCCAGAATCTGGGCGACGGCTTCTTGCACGAAGTTCTTTTTGCTGTTGTTAACAACAGCCTCCGAGATGATGGTCTTGATGTCTTTCATGTTGCAATTAACTACTTGGCTTGATCTGACAAACTCGCTGCGAGCAGGACTTCGTCCACTTTGTCCCACGGCTCGTACCATGTTGACCCGTGGCGCAACTCTTTTAACAGCGACTCTGACGATCCGGCTACCTTAACTACAAGCCTGCCGTTTACAAAGCCAACGCTGATATTCTTGACCAGCAGGCGAAAGCGCTCCTCCATGTTTTTGAGCCTAAGCTCAAGATCACTCACTGGTTTCTTTTTAACGTCAGCAAAGCCCGCCACCAGTATGGTTACCACGTGTTCGCGGTGCCCGGCGTCCTTCAGCTTCTCGGCAAGGGCGGCATCCATATCGGCGTGGAAAGCAGCGGAGAACTCGTTCATGCTTCAGCTGTAGATGGTTTGTGTATACGCTCCGCCGGTTGGGGTGCGCTGGGATTGACGAGCGGCTTGGCGTCGCCATCCGCCGTGATGATCGTCTCGCAGACGAGGCCGAGCCAGACGTTGGTCTGCTGCCAGAAGCTCTGCGGCTCCAGCACGACATTGATGATCATGTTGCGGTAGCCGTTGTAATACATGATATCGCCGCGCATTGGAAACCAGTCAGCCTCCTTCAGCAGCCGATTCGCCATCCAGACTTTGTGCTTCTGCTGCGGTACGATACCGACCTTCGTCAGCCGCCAGTCCGGGCGCTCCGTCTGAATGATGACCGGCATCTCGATTACGCGCGAAAATATTGTTCTATCGTCCAACGAAACATGCCAAAGCGGATCCACCAGCTCACTGCGCCGGTCAACCTCGTAAAAAGCGGGGTAGGGCCGGGGCGATGCGCGCTTGACGTACTCAGCATGCAGCCCGAGCGCGACTTCGACATCTTGCCGTCGAAATACCTCAGGATCGTAGTGCCACTCTGTTCTTTCCGTAAACTTCACAACGTAACTATAGAAACCGAATGAAAAAACCTGAAGCCCTAGCCCAACTCTTGGAAGACCTGCGCGACGAACATATCGCGTCGGACGTGGAGATCTTAAAAACCTCCGAAGCCATCATCTACCCGGAAGAAGACGTGGAGGATGATGACGGCATCAAACTGACCGGTGAGGAGTGTCGAATCCTCTTTGCGACCCCGGCCACGGTCGAGCGCCTGATTGAGTCCTTGGACAACTCCAATGCGACGATCTCACTGTTTGACCTGAAACTATCCGCCGACATACTGGACGCGCTGGAGCGCAGCTTCCGGGCCGTCGATGAAGGCTGACCTGAATGGCCAACACTTTCCAGCCCGCCGAAGGTATTGCGATTGTTCAATACAAGTTCGTGTTGACACAGGGTCGTACCTTCAACTTCGATCCGGAACATATCTCGCTCAAGGATGCTGAGATTGCCGACGACGTAAACGGCAATGGGACTGGCCTACATACGTTCCGCACCAACTCGCCGTCCTTCTTGGAGTCCTTGAAAGAGGCGATGAGCGACGCGAATCCAGTGCTGATGTTCCGGTTGGGCTTCGGGTCGCCAACCAACATGTATTGGCTGCCGTGGCAGACCCATATCGTCACGAACTACCGCGCTGTATACGAAGGCCTTGGAACCTCTGCCGGGCATTTGGTCGTGATACAGTCTGCGAACAGTTTGACCCGGGCCAGCCGCTCAACCAAGGTGATCGCCCGGAAAGGTACCGTCGCTGAGATCGTGGATGCGATCGCGGCGGAGAACTCGTTGAAGACGGTGGTGGAGCCTACGGATGGCAAGTTCATCATGTATCAGAGCTACATGGATGATACCTCATTCATCCGGGAACGTTTACTGAAACGGGCCATCAACAAGAATGGGCGGGGCGGGTACTATTTCTTCATCAAGGACGACATCCTGCATTTCCATACGCCGGATTTTCAGTCCGAGGCTAAGGCGCTCGATTATTACAAGTCGACCGGAACCGAGCTGGCTCTTTCCGACGTCAGTCAGAGTCCAGAGCTGTGGGATGCCGGGGTGGCCGGTGCGCGCCTGATCAACCATGACCCGACCACCGGCCAAACCAAGGAAGTAGACCATGAGCCAACCAAGGCCCTCAGACTGGCCGATTCGATCTATCAATTTCCGAACATTGTTAACGGCCAGCGTAACATCGCATATCACCAGTCCTTCAATCCGCCGGTGGAGAGTAAAGCCATTGCGCAGTTCGCGTATCAGCGTTCCCGCCAGCGGGTGTTCAAGTGCTCCGCATCTTTCGAGAAAACCATTCACATCCGGCACGGTGATCTCCTCAACCTGAGCATCGTACAGCAGACTAATCGAGCTAGTAGCCACAGCGGTCTGTATTACGTGGTCAAGTGTGTATACATTTACAAGAACGGCACCGTCAATACGACATACATCTTGGAGCGCGGTGAAGTGATGGGCCAAGACCAGAGCTTATCCACGCAAGCTCCTGACTCGCAGATCGTACCGGTATCGAAAGCCCCGGGCGAAGATCCAAACAATGCGTCCGTGGCCAGCTCGCAGCTTACCAAAGGTTCAGGGGCATACACCGGCGCAGCCAGTTACTCACCGGTGCTTGATCCGGAAACAGGAACGGAAGATTAGGAACCGTAAGCGCCGGGCTGAACAATCGCCTGCCAGAGCTGAGTCGGGTAGAACGGATCGTCCTTCGCAAAGCCAAGTTCGCGCCACTGACGTTGGGAATCGATCTGCATGCGCAGTTCACCAGAAGTGGTGCCAGTGCAGTAGACTTCAAGGAAAGGCAGCGAGCCACCCAACAATGCAGTGACTTGACCGCCGGGAACGAGATTGATCGGCGCGTTGTTCAGCGTGTAGCGGACACCGCTGACGCTGCGGTCGGCGGTTTCCTGCAGGTTGACAGCAAACTGCGTGTTGCCGACG